CTTTTATTGCTACTCTTTAATTTTCCCACCAGCAAACATATATGGGTTTACATAGCCTATATATGTTTCAGGACTAAAATCTTCAGGTTGTGCCTTAACTAGCTCACCTAAAGCCCATTCATAAGGTATTTTTTCCCACCCTGGCACAGCTTGGATGGTGAAAGTATTTACAGATAAGGATTCTTTCCCTTCATCTTTTTTGGCTTTTGATACATACGATGCAATAGTGACAAATGTACTATTATTGACATAGTCAACTTGCAAGCCTGTGACTGCATGATGTTCTGACATGGCGCCAGTACGAATATCTTCGATTTGTTTTGAGATGTATTTCATTTTTTTACTCCTTATTGAGACATTGTTGTTGTGTTTGATATAGCGTATGCCGCAATGCATATTTTTGGTCTACCGCCGCCAACATCGAAGAACTCTGGCGGAAGATTTTCGTCATGGTGCGTATATAAATACCTGAGCGATTGATTAGCCTCGACCGTGAATGTTTTATGCGAATTAACGATAAAGAAAATTCGCTTGACAGGTGCGGCGGATATATTTATCCACGCCTGATAAAAACTAATAGTTTTATAAACGTTAGCAATAAACACCTCGCACAAGTTGCCACCAACAAGCTGATTAACCTCAAGCGTACCACTAAATTTACCAGTTACAGCTTCCAGTCTTGCGCCTTTGATTACGCCACCTTCGACAATTGCACCTTTTACTGTACCACCGCTTACCACGGCACCATTAACCGTGCCACCATTAACCGTTGCACCATTAACGGTGTTACCAGTAATGACCCCACCAGTTATTCTTGGCGATCTAATTTCCTGATTAGCTTGGATATGATCGCCGCGGATTGTATTGGCAATAATACTTCCGCCATGCACTTCGGTTAAGCCGGCGTTTTGCCATGGGCTAGGCTCCGTAGTAAATTCCGTGCACTCTTCAAGCATTGGACGTGCAACTCGTAACTGCTTAGCTGATCCGTTGCTGTTCGCTATAATCCAGAAGGTTGGCGTAATCCGCTCTACATTACCTGGTGCTTTAAATTTTATAAATGCTCGTTTGGTGTAGCCTGCAAGACCACCATTGAACGAGTAACCTATAATATTTTCAGAATTAAAATCCTTGTATCCGCCATTTTTAAAATGACATCTTGCAGTTAATCTCGCTATCCCCCTATGTATGCCAATATATGCAGATAGCATATACCATTTATCGCCAAGACATGGCGCAGATTGCATTGCCACCGCAGCTGATGCCGATGAATCACCATCTATATTGAAAATAAGCTGATTTTCACTAGGTAGATAATATGTTAATCCCCAAGCGTCATCAGCTTGTTTTGAGCTTGCTCTAAGGTTATTAGCGGCTGCGTTACCCCACCAACTACAACCATGTGGCAATCCATCACCTCCCACATTTGCAAATATAGGATTATATAAGAGATTGCCACCGCTACCTGATGACAATTTATCTCTCGTCACAGACCCAGCGACAACCAAATTACCACGAATACCAACCTGCCCATTTGCGACGGAAAATACTGGTTTTACATTACCGTCATTCGCATTTGCCACAATCCCGAATTTATCAGCCATAACAATGACCGAACTTTCTTCATGGTTTGCGCCTAGAGCGATCCCAGCAACAGCAGTCCGTCCACCAGCAATAGCTTGTGTTTTAATTGTGTGCATTGAGCTAACTTTACCGTTAAGTCCAGCAACAACACTGCTCACCTGCGATACTGTTGATTCAGCATTGCCAATTTTAGCAGTTAGTGCACTGATTTGCTGTGCGTTTGCCTTATCACTTTGAGCTTGAGCCTGTCTTACTGCAGTAATGCCTGATAAAGCTGATTCAGCCTTCGCTGTTACAGTTTTGATGGTTTCAGCTTGTGCTTGGTCTGTTTTTTCAAGGTTTTTAATTGCAGTGCCAGTTGATTGAGCTTGCGCAGCTATTTGAGCTAATGCACCAGCGACAGCAGTTTGTCTTGTTTTAGCTTCATCCCCAACTGCATTATTAATATCAGCTTTAATGGAGTTGATGAGCTCTTGGCCAAGTTGGGATTTAGTAATTTTCCCTTCTAACGCATTTAACAAGTTATCTGGATTATGGTCTGCTTCGCCAAATACTGCCTCAGTAAATTCGCCTTTGTTACCTTGTTTATCCACTCCTCGCAAATAAAAGTAATAGCCTGTCGATAAAGGCACACCATTGATAACATAGTTACTTTGAGGATATGGCAGTGTTGCCACTTTCACTGCAGTGCTTATGTCATTTGTATTGCTACACCAAATCTCAGTGCTAAACCCAGGTGTAAATGTCTTAGGTAAATCCCAATCAAGCTCAATAGCAAATAACAAGGATTTGGTAACAAATCTAGGGATGTTGAGATTAATCTCAAATGATCGTGTTACTGGATCTGACAGTTGGCCACTTTGGTTTTTAGCTCTGATTTCTGCGGTATAACTGCCATCAGGCAACCCTTCAAAAGATATTTCTGGATTTTTTAAGTTTAGATATGTTTTGAAAACCTTTCCGTTTCGATATAACCGCACTTCATAGGTTAATATCGTATCTGTTGTGGGTACTGACCAAGTGAGCCTTATACCGTCAGCACTATAAACTACATCAGCATTAGTGACTTTTGTTAGTCCATTGTGCATAGTTGTTACAACAGGCACAAAGCTTGCACTACCATCAACAATCGCTTCTTTTTGCGGTTCATGCTGCAGTGCAGTTATGGTATAACTTCCGTCATCATTTTCAGTAATGCCGAGAGCACGGTAAAGCTGAGTAGATACTTGCGGTGTTTTTAATACCCAATCATCCATTACATTCAAACCAACAGGATTGGTTTCTAATGTGATAACCGATTTATTTGCATTATCTACATTGATGATTTTGATTTTCACCAACTGCATTTCATCATTTAGATAACTTAAATAGCTATCACCAGTGATTTCTACAGGTTGATCAAGTGTTACTTTCTTGCCGTTTATCGCTACAACTCGTCCACCAAGTGTTTTACCGGAAAAATCATTATCAGCAATTTCAATGATGTCGCCTGGTAAATGTAATAATCCTTGGCGACCTACTACAAAGGTAATAGTACATTGTTCAAGACGAGATGTTTCTAATACCCATTTGCCGTATCGGTGAGCTTGCCCACGACTTGTACAGCCATAAGCTGTAATTTTCTTAACATTGTAGCCATAGCGAGCAATCATTAAATCATCTGCAACATACTCAACCGCCTTTTGATAGAAGTTACGTTCATCAGCATATTCAACTTCTACTGCAGTGAAAATTGTCTTTCCTGCTGCGAATTGGCGAGAGAATTTACCATCAACTACATTTGATTGAGTATATAAACAAACTGGATCTGATGTTCTATCTTGGATAGCTGAAAACTGCGTTCCATTCCACACTGCAATAGATCGAAAAACAGAAGCCATGTCTGATAGCACGTTATAAGCATCACGCTGTTCTGTAATCCATAGATTAGATACCATTCGTGGCTCTTTACCGCCATATCCATCATCGACTAATTCGTCGCAGTATTTTGCTATTTGATAAAGCTGGAACTTATCTAATCCGTATTCGCCAATTCGTTTACCTAATCCAGCTAAAGAATTAGTGACTAAGTCGTAAAAAATCCATGCAGGGTTATCCGTCCACTCTTCTTTCCAGTCACCGCGCCAAATACCCGGTGCATACGTTCTTGTTTCAGGATTATATGTACTTGGCACTTTCACCAATCGGCCATAAAGCAATAGATTTACATTAGGGAAATTTGGGTTATAGCGTGAATCCGTTTTAATGCCAATTAATGCCATGTTTGGGTATGACAGTTTGGTATCAATGATTTCTGTATAACTGACCCAGTGAGTGCCATTCTGTAACCGCTGTGATTTACTATCGGCTGTTAATCTTTTAACTGTAATGGTAAATGGTTTAGGCGGTAAATTATCAATGATATAACTGCGATAAAAACGAGATGATGATTTACCACTAATGTTTTTTACAGTGCGGCTTTGCCCATTGATTAAGATTTCAATTGAGACAGATGTTCCCTCTGTATCGCCATTATCATTTTGAGAAAATAACGCACTTACACCACATGTGATTCTGAGACGTGTCACATCAGGATCAATGACAGTTCTTGTTACAGGGGTAACATTTTTAATTTCAGCGCCAACTGACACTTCACGCTCTGACATTTCAAAGCCTTGTAGCGGCATTTGGTCCTGCGTGCCGAGTGTAAATGCTATTTCTGTGTTTTTGAAATTGAAACTTGACTCATCATTATCATCAACACCATTTGCATTTTGGATTGGCGTATTGTCAAAAAAAGTTGATTTCCATTTATTGGCTGGACCTTTAATTGGCCCAAGAGATATTAAACCAATAGCACGTAATCGTTGCGAAGAACGAAGGCTATCAGGTGCTTCATGTGGTGTGCGCGCTGAACCTTGGCTTTTACCGCCCATAAGTACCTCTTTAAAAGAAAACCGCCTATAAGCAGTGCCTATAAGCGGTTAAATTTATTAGTGATATACTGATTTACTACCTAAACATCGTCAAATGTTTCAATCCCTTGAGACACCAGTACAAGACTGGTCATCATCTTACCGTACAATAACGGAATAGGTCTCCCTTGCGGAGTTAAGTTACGAAGATTGCTAAATGATGTACTTTGTTTCTTTTCACCTTCATCAATTTTAGTATTCATATCTGGCGGTCTAGAAAGCAATGTTATTGCGCCACCTAATGCCATGGCTGCACCAGACATACCAAACATTAATGCAGTGCCATATCCGACACCATAATATTGGTAACTGATAATACTCGCTGCAATAATTACAATGCCGGCAACAATTTGAAATATTCCAGCTCCATTCTTACCAGAACCAACAATCACTGGCGTGAAATGCACCGTACAATCATTTTTCAATGAAATAATAGGAGTTGTTTTTAATTGTTCTTCGGATAGATATTTACTGCCAATACGAACCTTATAATAGCCATTTCTCAAATGCTCACGTAAGCCACTAATTTGAGATAGCAGTCCACTCATCAACTCTCGGAAATTACTTACTTCAAGTTCAATCGGCTCACGGCCAAATCGTTTAAGATCGCCATAAAATTTAATTTTTGCCATTCTGAATGTCTCCAAATTGAATGCGTTGAATTAAGCCAAAAACCATCATAAGGTACACGTGCAGAGAGACGACTTTCACTATGATGAATCATCATCTGATCACCTAGATACACTCCAGCGTGATTAGCTACATTTGCACCGACTTTAATTAAGATTACATCACCAATCTGGACCGGTTCATCTTGTGATAATTTAAAAAATCCACACCGTTTCATGCCATCTTCATATAAGTTTGAGTTTTCAAACCAATCAAACTCATACTTAGAATCATCGGGCAACTCAATTCCAGATAACATATAGCAATCAAGTACGATATTTCTACAATCTTGCTTATTGTTTTCAAATTCTCTCCCGATTAATGGGGGGATGTAACGAAATTGTCTTATATCGTTATTCACCACCAGCCAAAAATCTAGCTGTGTTCTAACCTGACATTCTCTGTCAGCAATGGATAAATATGGCAACCCTTTTCCAAAAGCTGAATCAGGGTGAGAATGCACCAACGCTACAATGACACCACGTTCTTCAGCAAGAAGAAAATCATCTGCCGATATTTCAAAAAAATTAACAGGATCGTGTGAGATGTTTTCGCAAGGGATATAAGAGAAACCATATTTAAATACAACAAAGCCACAACATTCTTGGGGCGCTGTACTTTTAGCGTGTGACAGTATCTCTTTTTTTAATTTATCTGGAATAATCATGATCAATTCCCATACTGAGTTGTGCTTGGAAAACCGCCAAACGGTAACACAGCATTCTCGCCAAATCTCAATTTACAACCACGGATGCAATGTGAGCATTTGTCTTTTTTACGGTCGTTCGTTGGTTTATCAAATTCATCGGCAACAGGTCCACCTGTATAACCGCATTGTGGCGAACGATATTGCCAAATACAAACATCAGATGTAATCATTAATAGCGGGATTTTTGCGTTATCCGTTTCTGCAGGTGATGCCAGTTCAAAAGTAGCTTGTTTATCATCAAGGCTTTTTAATTGCTCAATGATGTAATAACTCACTGCTTCTTGTGTAGGATCTGCCTGAGCGTTTTTGCCACCTTCGAAATTGCGAGCATCAAGAAACTGCGCATAAACCAATCTACGAGTAACTTTACCACCAACGCCTTGTCCTAAATTAACCGCAATGCCAGTAATGATGCCATATAGGTTAGATACTGTTAATGTCGGACGAGAACTTGGGCCTTGTCCACTAATTTCAAATCCATCTGCTTTAATTGGGTAGGCTTGATACTCATTACCTTGCCACCAGATATTAGCCTGTGACTGATTTAGACCATTGTGAAACCTTAATAACTCACCTTTAACGTTTGAATCTGCATTACTCGGAATATGGCGTAAGTCTATTTCCCATAACTCAATCAGTGCGCCTTGTTCCAGTTTTGGCAAAAGTGCGGTCATTTTTTCAGGGAGATTTTTAGGCATATTTGCTCCAATAAAAAACCCGATCGGAAATGATCGGGTGGTGATTTTAAGCACGCCAAAAGCCGCTTACAGTTTCCCGTAAGCGGTAAGTGCGGTCGGATTTTGTGGTGTTTTAGAGAATATCTAGCTGAAAGCCTGTTGCTTTAGGGTTGTAGGCTCTAAGATATTTTAATACGCGCCAGTTATTTCCTTGCTCGCATTCAAATTGCTCTGTAATGCGTGTCAATACGTT